TATAACACCTATATAAAATACACAGTAATCATCTTGAATACCTGCTCCTATACCTGAGGCTGTAATTTTATCTAAAGCTCCTAATCCTGTTGTTAAATTATATGTTGCTACTTTTTTATTTCTTCTTCCAGGATCTCCTAATTTTACTTTAGTTTCTCTGTTAGTTCGAGTATAATCTGTAGTAGTTTGGAGAACATCATTATCTCCTCTATTAAAGAATGTTGGGTTTGATCTAGATAATAATCTTCTAAAATCTTGAACACTACTTATACCACCACCTTTAAAAGGAACAGCGTCAAATAATTGTTTAGAAGTGTATGTAGCAGTTTTATTATCATTAATTCTATCAGAATTTTGAGTTATATTATTATCTTTATAAACACTTAAAACAAATTTATATGTTCCGTTTACATTAAATGTATTATTCTTTATATTAGATTTAGGTACTAATTTATCAAAAGTATTAGTTAATCCTAAAACATTAAGATTATTTGTACCACCATCAAACAATAAAAATTTAGTAGGTGAATTTTTTCTTCCGGCTAAATAAGAACCACTGTTAGATATTTGAACTGTTCTACCTAAAACTGCTCCTGCTATAGCACTAGCTCCAAAATAAGTTGTTGTTGATCCTTGATCATTAATACCTGTACCTAAATTAGAGTTTTTTGGAAAACCAAAATCAACTGTACTTTGAATTTTATTAGTTAATCCTAAAGTTGATTTATAATTTCCAGATCTAGGATCAACATCATGTGATGTTGGTTTACCTTGTCCATAGCCAGAACCTGATACTATATTATATGATCCACTATTATAAGTTAATGTAGAATTATCAGTATCTGGACCGTATAGTTTAGTTTGTTGTCCGTTAGGGTTAAAACCAGTATATTTTGGGTCAGTTAATGAAGCAGATACACTTGCTCCTAATAAATCATTATTATTTATAGGAGTTGATTCATGGTCTGTAGGTAAACCTTGTCCGTATCCTTTACTATCAACAAAAGTTTCTAAAGATGGTTGTTTAGATAATGTTCCATTATCATCTTCAGGACCAAAAACTTTAGTTTGTTGACCTACATCATTAAAACCTAATAAATTTTGAGGTATTCCTTCTTTTTTAGAAGCACCTAATAAATTATTATAATTTGTATTAGATATATCAGTTCTATCAGTTGGACTATTAGCTAAACCATTTCCCCAAGTATATTTTCCATCAACTTTAACTGTTAATAATGGATTGTTTTCTCCAGTTCTTTGATCTGAAAATCTAATGTATGTTTTTCCTAGTCCTATTAAAGTTGTTGGCCCACCAGCATAACTTAAAACATTAACATCTGGATTTCTAACAACTTGTTTATCTTTATATATATTTACTAAATTATTTACTGGAGAATTTTTATAAACATAAGCATATTTTTGAGTGGAATCAATTAAAGGATTAATTCCTTTACCATCAAAATGTATACCTAATTTACTAGCTCCTAATTGTAATAATGTAGTAAATGGACTATAATTATAGTCTGGAGATGAGGAGACAATATTTCCTGCTCTTTTAGCTTCTTGTTTAGCTAAAATCTCTTGTTTAGTAATGAATAATATACCTTTAGTTGTTTTGAAAAACTTAGATATTCTTAAATCATCACTGATTACACGTTCAGCATAAGCTTGACCTCCTCTTAATAAAAAATCTAATCTGAAATTGTTATAATTAGTTGAACTAATGCTCCCCTCAGGTATATCTTTAATAACAAAAGGTTGTCCTGAATTACCCCCACCTGGGGTATCCTTTCCATACCTGAGTGATTTCAGATCAGTTTTTAAATCAATTAATCCCATTTTAATTATCTAGGGGGATTGTCTAAATATTTGGCTGGAGTTTTTCCGTCTAAATCTAAAGTTGATGGAGCTGGTTTTCCAACTAAATGTGGATTGTCATTGATAGAATACTCATTATGCAATGTAGATAATTTAGCAGTATCTCCAAATTTAGCAGGTGAAGCACCTTTTAAACCTAAGTTAGATGAAGGTAATTTACTTAAAAGTCCCATATTATTTTTTATTATAAATATTAACCTTATTGAACTTTTACAGTTTTCAAAGATGTTATTTGACCTACTTTTTGGCTATCAAGATTAACTGTACCTTCTTTAGTTAATATTTGTTGTAAAACACTTTCTACAGCGGCCATTTTTTCTATTAATGGTGTTATATCTATTGATGGACCTGAGGAAGCAGGAGCACCAACTGATGTTTCTTTAGATGATTTATTTTTACCTCCTAAATCAGTTCCGGCTATTACTGTGTCTCTATCATTTAAAGATATAGCTCCTTCTGGAGCAAGTAATGTACGTTTACCATAACCACCAGATACAACGTCATCACCTTTCATAAATTTATAACCTAAAGTTATAATAGCAGCTGATGCTGCTAAACCTAAGGCCCAACCAACAATGGGTATAGAAGCTAATGAACTAATAGCACCCATAGCTGCTTTACCTATATTTAATAGTAAATCACTTTTAGAAAGAGCTCTACCTACACTAGCTATAGTATTACCTATTGCTTTAGCAGTGTTAATAGCATATGTTATTGCTAATTTACCTTTATCTAAAATAAAATCTTTAGCTTTTATAGCACTTTCTCTAATAGCAAGACCTAAACTAGATTGTTTGGAACCTAGTCCTAATTTTTCTTGAATATTACTTAAAATAACTGACCCTAAAGATCGTTTTTTTACTATTTCAGCTTGACCTTCAGTTAATAAAGTTCCTTTAGCTAAAACACTTGATGCTTTTTGAGCTCCTATAGCTTGTTGGTCTGTTATTAATCCAACTTTTTTAGCTAAATTACTTAATAATGTTGTTCTGTAAACACTATCTCCAAGAAATTTTAATGTATAAAAACCAGCAACAGCTATACCAACATATTTACCAACCCCAGCTAAAAGATGAACCATTTTACCTACAAGACCAACTATAGGACCAATAATTGTAAACATATCTGTAAATATACCTAAAACAGGAAGTAAAGGTTCAGCTAATGAAACAAATATTTCTTTAACTTTTTCCATAGTAGCAGCGAATTTTTCTTGAGCACTTTGACCAGCATACATGTTAGCTAATTCTTGGTCACCTAATTCTTTTTTAGCTTTTTCTAGTCCTACTTCTTTAACTCTTCTATCAAATGCTGCCTGTGCTGTTTCTCCTTCTTTAGCTTTTAATTTAGTTAATACTTCTTGATCCATCAAAGTTTTAGCTAAATCTTCACGATTCATCCCCACTGACTTTGCTAATGCTTCTTGTTGTATAACATTCATTTTACTAAAATCAGCTGCTGTACCTATATTTTTAGAAATTTCTTTTGATAAAGTAGCAACATCACCACTTAAAGCAGCTCTTCTTGCTTCTTCTAAATTTAAATCTTTACCTGTTAATAATTCAGCTTCTAATTCTGATTCGATAGAAGATTGAAAATCTAATAATTGACTGGCTGCTTGATTTACTTGTTCTATAGACATACCTAAAGAGCGAGCAGTAACCGCGGCTTCAGCTAATGCTTCGGGTGTGTTCCCTAAAGTTAAAGCTGTAGCTTTTGAAATTTTTCCAATATCTTCTAAAACTAATTTAGTATTAATTGCTGAGCCCGTTTGAGCTTTAAAAGCTGCTACTTGACCTAAGTATTCTTTTGTTGTATCTTCAGTTGTTTTGTTGTTTAACATAGCAGTTTGAGTTAAAGCTATAGCTGCTTCATTACTAACCCCTGCTTGATTTGTTAATTTAGTGAATGTTACTAATGTTTCTTCATTTAAAGAAGCAAAAGTGCCAAATGCATTATTTAATGTTAAAAATGATTCTGTAAGTTTACCAGTATTGACATTTATATCCATACTAGAATTAGCTATAGAATTCATTTCTGATGTTAGACCTAGAGCTGAATCATAACTGGTTCCAAAGTTTTTAGCTACTTTTCCTGATTCTTTGTCTATACTTGAAAAAGCCTCTATTAATCCTGTAACTATAAAAAGAGTAGCTGATAGTGGATCTTTAAGAGATTTTATTAAATTACTTCCGGCTTCGCCAATACCAGATTTTAAAACTTTAAATTTATTTGAAAAACTATTAACATCACCTCCGGCCGCTTGAATTTCTTCAGCTACTTCTCCCATTTTGCCTTGTATTTTATCAATACCTAAAGCACTTCCTAATTTATTAAAACCCAATTTATTTAAAGCTGTTCCTATACCCCCAACAGCCGCGCCACTTAATCCTAAAAGTTTATTCTGATCTTCTAATGTTTTTTTCTCTTTTTCTCTTTCTAAGGTTTGTTTTTCTAATTCCTGACGCTGCTGTTTAGTATATAAAAGTTGTTGAGCTGCTACACTTAAATTTTCAATAGAAGAAGAAATTTTTTCATCATTTAAAGAAATCGCTGTTTGAAGATCTTTGATTTCTTCTTTTCGATTGTTTCTCTCTTCTTTACTTAAAGACATTATTTTAGCTAAATCATTTTGTTGTTTAGTTAATGCCTTATTTGTATTGATAATATCGTCTATTCTTGACTTATCTGTTTTTGTTATTTGTTGTGTTAAAGAATTTTCAACAATAATTGATTTATTACGTAACTCATTATTTTTAGTAATTTGTTTTTCAATATCATTAATTTCAGTTAAACCTGTTTTTTGATTAAAAATTAATTTACTGATATCTTTATTTATTCCAAGTAAACTTTGCTCAAAAGTAGTTTGACTGGTTCTAACTCCTAAAGATTCTTTTAATGATTCAACTAATGAAGTTGATATGTCATAACTTTCAGATTGAAGTTTGAGTTTTTCTTTAAGAAGCTCATTCTCTTTTTTAAGTAAATCAATATTTTGTTCTTGGTTTTTATTATCTTCTTTTGCCATAAACAAATAAGTTTATTATAAATATTTAATATTTAAATTTTATTTATAACTTACAGGTTTTGATTTTTTGGCTAATTCAGATGATTGAACTTTACCATTAGAATCTATTAATGTTTTGATATTACTGTTAGTTGTAGACTCTGATTCTGACTTTTGGTTATTATAGTATTCTTGCATTTTATGAAAAGTAAATTTCCTTAACCATATAGGCATATTATACACAGTCTCCCAGTCATATCCTCCTTGCCCATGAAATACTATCTCATGGATTTGAGTGAATAAATTTACTCTAAATTGAGAAGCGATCTCAAGCGTCAACCCAAAAAAAGTTAATATTAATTGGAATAGCGACCTCCTCACCACCATTAGTTATAAAATTCATATCAACATCAGGTTGAATTTTTCTAATATAATCACGTAATGCTCTTGAATCTCTAGCTAATAAATAATTATCAACAAATTGTCTAATAGTTTTAGACTCTCTATCTTCTTCTACTGAAGTAATAATGTATTTTAATCTAGTAGATAACTCAGCTGAAAAGTTTTTATCTATTTTTTTCATACCTTCAATTTCAGCTGATATTTTTTTCTCATCTTTGTGACTTAAAAATTTAAAAGTAATATTAGTTTCTGAATGAGGAAGAGTAAAACTAAATTCATTAACTCCAGGTTTGATTAAAGATTCATCTAATTCTTTATTATTCAAAGTAGATAAATCTACATCATAAACCTCGCCACCATAACTAAAAGAATATTCTTTACCATAACCTAATACACGAGCTGCTACCATAATAGCATTTTTGTCTCCTATAATTAAATCATCATAATTTATTTCACTTACAATTAAAGATTGTACTAACTTATCTAATACTGTACCTTTTTGAATATATGATTGATTAGAAAGAATATCTTCTTCCTTAGCTGTCATATATTTCATTTCAATTTTACCAGATGACAATGGATTGTCTTTTGGATATAATAATCCTTTAGATGGTAAATCTACAATTTCTGTAGGTAATTTAAACTTATTTTCTTCCATAATTTTTATTTATTGTAACTTTGTTATCATATATAAATATATAAAAAAGAAAGAAGCTCAACATTTCTGTTGAGCTTTCTTTTAAGAAATTTGTTTTTATTTTAGAAATTCAATACACAATAATCCATACCTATTGTTAAAGAGATATTTACTGCTGTGTTTTCTGTATCCCAGTTATATTCACCGAAGTTACCTCCCTTAATGAATGCACCTTTGATTACCCATTCAGATATGATATCTCCTACTGGACCTAATACGTTGAATGTCAAATCCTTTTTATAGAAATCTGAGTAGCCATCACGTCCTGTTACTGATTCGTGATGTAAACGTAACCACTCCATTACTGCTTGAGCTCCTGAAGGTGTAATTGGATCAAACAATGTTAAAGTTAAATCATTCCATTTAGTTTTACCTTTTACTTTACGGTAAACATTTATATGGTTAAGAATTACTTCTCCTTGTTCGTAAGTTATAGCTGATACCTGTTTAATGGTATAGCTTGGAATACCATCAATATACATGATGAATCTATTAGCCTGTTTGGGTTCAAACGCGGTATAGAATATTTCATTTGGATCTAATACTGCCATGTTTTTATATTTTATTTATTATAAATATTCAATTTTTAAATTCTTATTAACCGAAAGTTGCTCCTGTTGGTAAAACATTGAAGTCTAGAATTATAAATTCAGCAGTTTTAGTTGGTTGTAAATAAATCTGACCTACCAATTGATTTCTGTCGATTACATCAGGTGTATTGTTGCTATCATCCATTACTACTTTGAAAGCATACAAACCTTGTCTTTGTTGTACAGATTCTAAATATGGATTAACTTGACTCAAGAATTGATTTCTAGTTGAGATAGTATTCTGTTCAAACACTAAGAATTGAGAAATGTTAGAAATATATTCTTTAAGTGAAATTAACAAACGTCTTACATTCACACGATCTAAAGCTGAAGCTTTTTTCTGTAATGTTTTCTGACCATAAACTACTACTCCAGTATTAGGAAAGGTAGCAATCGGATTTACATTACCTAAATACAAAGTATCTCTATCTGTGTTACTTAATTTACGTTCTGCTCTTACTACATTAGATAAAGCTCCTCTGTTTAAACCTGCGGGTGCAAACCAAGGCTCAGAAACTGAATCATTGAAAGCATAAACTGCTGGGATCATAGTTGAAGCTGGAACCCAAACAAATTCACCAGTGTCTGGATCAACTGTTTGTAACCAAGGCCAATAAGTAGCAGCGAAACTTGAATCAACAGATGAAGCGGCATTTGTGACTGTAGTTATAGTTGAACCATAACCAGCTACATCAACTACTGCTATATAATCACCACGATTAGCTGCTTGATTAATTACTAGATTAACAGATGTAGCGTGACCTGAGAATGTTGAATTTTTAATTAATCCTGGTGCTACTAAAACATTATATTTATATTCATCTTTATTAGCTAGTAATTTTAAAGATTGTGAATAATCATTACCTGTTAAACCTTGAATATCTGTATTGGATATAGTTTCATAATATTGATTATTACTTTTACCAACAATATTACCTGTAGCTCCAGTAAATGATCCGCTTCCTAAAATAGGTAATGAAGCAGTATATTGACTTTTAGGATTACCATTATTATCAAAATAGTCAGGTGTTTTAGCATCTACAGATTTTACACGAATATATTTACTAACATTTGGATAACTACCAGTTACCTGTAAATAAGGTAATTGTGTTGTAGAATCAGTTAAGATTGTGAATGTTTGATCACCTAATTGTTTAGATATATAATTTGGAACTTTAGGATCTAAACTTAATCCAGTCCAAGTTTCAAGGATAGTTTTAGTATTATCATTATCGTTACCTTGTCTAACTAATAAAGTGAAAGTACCTGATCCTGAGTCTACTTGTGATATTTCCCATCTAACATTTTGAGTTGAACCTGAATCTAATGAACCTGAAGGATCAAGTGAACTTGAACTGTTAGCTATAACACCTTGAGTAAATGTTTCTAAAGTAAATGATGATGCACCCACAGTATTAACACCCCCGCCTAATGTAGCAGCCACTGTATTAATATTAGCTCCCGCTTGAGAACCAGTGAATAATCTAATACCATTAGCATATGTACCTGCTATAGAACCAGATAAAGATAAAGTAGTTGTAGCAAATGAAGAACTTATAATATTTAAAGAAGATGAAGCTGAACTACCTGATAAAGCTTGATTAATTTTTAATGACGCACTCTGTCCAGTTGCGAGAGTACTAGCACCTGAGGGAAAATAATAAATTTGGGTTGTTCCTGTTGTCTCATCTTGATAAACACCAGACTGAGTTGGAATAAACCTAAATTCAAATGGTGTGTTAGTTGAATTTTGAGTAAATGTTAACTTAATAGTACCATAAGCATTATCAAAACCAAAAGAAGCTGTAGCGAAAGAACTACCTACAGCAGTTACATTATTTTGAACTGTTGATGAAGAAGCAGGTGTAAATGATCCACTAGCTACTCTAGTTACTAATAATGTTTCTCCACCGTTTTGGAAATAATTGTAAGCCGCTATGGAAGTGAAATAAGTGTAAACTGTACTACCACTAGTAAATGTACTTCCGAATTTATTTACATAGTCACTGTATGATGTTACTAAAGTAGGAATACCTACACGTCCTAGAACAGTAGGTCCAACTATAGCGGCACCAGCAGTAGGTAGCTGAGTTTGAACGAAAGACTGGTCGTTTTCTCTTGTAAAAACACCAGGTGAAACAATTTGCTCTGCCATTTGATATAATTTTTAATTTTGTT